GTTTTAACTGATACAATACATAATAGTTTTGCATGAAGGTAATTCTTCCTGATATGAATCGATTTACAAGAGATTATTATGAGGATGGTATCCGAAAACATATCTCAGGATATGAAGATTATAAATGGATGCCCACTCGTTCTATTCCTGAAGCACTTGATATCATAAACAAATTTGATTTTGATACTTGTGTTGATTATGGATGTGCAAAAGGCTTTTTAGTTAATGCACTAAGGATTCTTCGTCGTAAGGCTTTCGGAGAGGATATTAGTGAGTATGCTATTTCACATTGCCATCCTGAGGCAAAGCCATATCTCTCTGCTCCTAATGATAATGTTTATGATCTTTTAATTTGTAAAGATGTATTAGAGCATGTTCATGTGGGAGATATACCTGGAGTATTGCAGAATTTTAGAAGGAAATCCAATCAATTCTTTTTCACTATACCTTTAGGGGATAATGATAGATTTAGAATTAGAGAGTATGAAGTAGATATTACTCATGTCACAAAGAAAGATGAGGATTGGTGGATTAGTATGTTTGAACAGGAAGGATTAAGACTCAAAGAGTTTTCTTATTCTTTAGGTTCTATTAAAAAGAAATGGGTCGAGGAATTTCCTTATGGTAATGGGTTCTTTATTTTGGAGTCGGTGAATGACATTACGAGACAGAAATAAAGCAGCATATAAACTTAATAATTTTGGTCCTGTATATTGTATCAATCTGGATGGACAACCAGAGAGATGGGAGTATATGGAGGAACAGTTTAAGTACTGGGAGATAACAAACTACGAGAGGGTTTCTGCTTATGATGGTAGAGATGATGATCTTAGTGATATTATTAAGGGAATATATCCTACCAATATGTTGACGGGTGAGATTGGATGTACTACATCTCATTTGAAGGCAATGAAACATTATCTAGAGACATCTGATTCTCCTTATGCAATCATGATGGAAGATGATTGTGATTTAGAGTTAGTAAGATTTTGGAATTTTACATGGCAAGATGTATATGCCTTCTTTCCTTATGATTGGGATGTAGTTCAACTTGCTATTATATGTACAGGAGATTTGCATGTTAAACTTCATAAGAGATTTGTAAATGATTTTTCTACTGCTTGTTATGTAATTAGTAGACACCACGCTGAAAAGTTAGTAAGACTTCATTGTAGAGGTGATAAGTATAAGATTGATCAGGGAGTAAAACCTAGAGCAGTTGCTGATGATTTGATTTATAATTCAGGTAATACATTCTCTATTCCTCTCTTCATGTATAAAGTGGAGTTGGGATCGAGTATTCATCCCGATCATGTTGAGGTTTTTCATAAAGGAAATCATGCAGCATTATGGAATTATTGGTCACAGCATAGTGCTGATATGAATATTGCTGATCATATGAATTATGATCCTTATCTAGGAAGAGTAACAGAAAATAGTGCTGCGAAGGCTGCTCAGGAACAAAAAGAACCCCAGGAGTAGTGTTGACATGTAAATTTATCTATAGTATACTTAAACTGTCACATTCGTAGTGTGACACTTGTATAAATAACTTTACATAACAAAGGACTCGAAAGATCGTAACCCTGCGTAGAATGTAACAAGAACTCTGTCGGGAGTTCTTTCATCCGCAGGCTTTTTTTATGCTTGCGAGACACTATCTAAAAAAATGTTTAAACCTCTTATAGCAGCTGTTGCTGCTGCTCCATTAATCGCTACATCTGCTTTTGCAGGTCCTTACGTTAACGTAGAAGCTAATGCTTCATATCCTGATGGCGAATATACAACTGCAACTACTGACATTCACTTCGGTTTCGAAGGTGGATCTGAGAAGGTAGGCTGGTACGTTCAGGGTGGTCCTGGATTTGTCCATACCGATTCTACTGATGACACTGAGACTGAACTCTCTGGTAAGGTTGGTGTTTCCGTGGCTGTTGCTGACGGTGCCGACGTATACGGTGAGATCGCTGGTATCACTGGGGAAGATTCCTCTGGTGATGACATCGTAGACTTTGCTGGTAAGTTGGGTGTTAAGTACGTTTTCTGATCACTGATTAGATAACACACAAAGACCCCTTTCGAGGGGTCTTTTTTTATGCTATAATATATGAGTTGGTAAGGGCACTGCGTGCTGGTAAGTCCCCCCGATGGTACAATGGGCCTGAGTATAAGCAGGATACGTACCCCCAACTGCGGTAGTCCCCTTTGGTAGTTTCAGGACTGGCGGCGATAGGAAACTACCATACATATTTTGTGCTATATTGTTTGCATGAAAAAAAGAACTGCGGGCGAAGTAGTCACTCATCCTTTATGGATGCTTCCTATGTTTGTAGGATGTATATTTCTTATGATAGAGTCACTTCATACTTTGGGACATTTGAGGATGGAAATTGATGTGCATGGATATTGTTTTCAGAATAAAGAACACTTAGAAAGAATGAATCAAGATGACGATTGGTAAGCTAGGACATGTTGCTGTTCGTGTTAAGGATATGGATAGGGCAGTCTCCTATTACATGTCACTAGGATTTAATTGTGAATGGGAGAGTGATGATTGGTCATATTTTGAAGAAGGTATAGCATTACTAGGACCAGGATATAATAGAGCAGATCCACACTTTGCATTTCATTTAGAAAGTCATGATGAGTTAGAGAAAAAGTGGAAGGAACTTGTGGATATGGGACATCATTGTGCTAAACCATATAAGCATAGAGACGGTACTGTTTCTTTTTATACAAGAGATTCGGAAGGGAATCAGTTAGAATTTATTTGTTAGGGAATAGGTATAAATACTTGACGAAACCTTAAGGTTTTATATATAATTACGTAATGTTTCTTAATATTAAAATGACTTCTTCTTCTCATGTTGTCACCGAAGATGGTGGACGCCAGAACATGTATGCTAAAGAGCCTCAGGTAGAAGTAATGGATGTAGATCAAAGCGCACAAGCTGAACTTACTAATGGTCGGTGGGCTATGATAGGATTCGTTGCTGCCATTGGTGCATATGTAACCACCGGTCAAATCATTCCTGGTCTTTTCTGATGACCACTCTTTGGTCCCTCAGAGACACAGGTATGGTATGGGTTGTGTCGATGATAGTACTTGAATTCTATCGTCAATATCTTCACAATCCTGCAGTACATACCTTTTTTCAATCACAAGGTGTGTTTCTTTTCTAATAAAACTTAATAAAACTAAATAATTATTCGTAACTTTTACCTCCATGGGCGAACTTCAAGCCGCAACAGAATCTGTATCACCAGTCATAGCATTGATATTTCCCTTTATGCCAGTATTAATCCTATTAGGATTTTATTTTGCTGCTGGTGGTGGGTTTAATGATGATGACGATGATGATTTTGGAGGAGGTAAAGGGGTACGGGTAATGCAACCTCAACCCGTTCCTGTTCCTTCCGGTGCATAATGTATCAACTAGTTTTCTTATCTTCAGTCGCTGCTTACGTATATTTCGATGCTGGTCAGTACCTTCTTAACTAATACTATTATATCAATTCCTGTGGAATCTATGGGATTGGTTGAATTTTTTGGTATGCTCACAATAGGACTTGCCGCTGGATCTATGGGTATGCTATAGTAATAAATACATTGAATTGTAAGGATTTTTATTCATGTCCTATTCCGTTACACTTATAGACACAGAAGGTAATGAGACTACCTTTGAATGTGGCGAAGATGAATATATTCTAGACAAGGCAGAGGAAGAGGGTGTTGATGCACCTTATTCTTGTCGTGCAGGTGCTTGTTCTACATGTGCTGGTAAAATATTAGAAGGTACAGTAGATCAAAGTGAACAGTCTTTCCTTGATGATGATCAAATGGAAGATGGATTTGTTCTTACCTGTGTTGCTTATCCTACTTCTGATTGTAAGATTCGATTGGGTGAAGAAGATAATCTCTAATGATTGACACTTCCTGGAGTTCCATACGGGTTGCCCTTATTATGGTGATGGCGGTCGTATGGTTTTTTCTTTTAAACGTAGAACTTAGGAGCAATGATGATGACTGATCAGCAATTAAAATTAAGAGAAGAAACTTTAAATATTCTTCTTAAAAATTTTGGAGATACTAATAATAATAGAGGCATCTATGATTGTGCTGAGGAGTGGTGTAGTAAGCAAGTAACAACATCAGGGCTTGTCAGTTATTATAAAGCATATTATACTAATAAATAGATTACCTGTATTAGAATAATGTGTCAAAAAGTAATTAATGTACTTGCTGTTGCGTCTTTCGCTATATCTGGTGCCATTGCTGTTAGTGGCGTATATGTATATGTCAACCGGGATTCCATCATTGATGGAATTAAATCTAACGTTGTGGGATCACTTGCGGGAGGCTTGGGAAGTGGCATTGGAGGTGGTGCGTTGGTCCCCGAAGTAGGAAGTGGTATTCCCACTGGAGCATCTGTTACTGAATCTGCTGAAGTACCTTTCTAAATAGTAGGGCCTTGCTCTATTTTTATGCCAGAAGAAGTTAAAGAAGAACTTCACACAGAAGATGATCATAAAGATGCCAAAAAGAAAGGTCTTTTTGGTAAAGTAAAGTCTGCTATTATTCCTGATGCTGAGGAGCAAGCAGCAATCATATCGACCATGGTTCGAATTACTGTTCTTGCGTGGTCTGGAGGAATATTAACATTAAATTATGTTGCCATACCTGGTGTTCCTCAACAGAAAATAGATCCAACTTTTATAGCCTCAGTTTTTACTGGAGTTTTAGCTAGCTTCGGAATTCAGACAGCATCTAAGAAGGGTGATGGAACTATGAAGATGGATAAAGGTGGTGGTAGTGGTCCTAATGGTTCTATATCTAAGGCAGATATGGAGAGGTTGATTGAGAAAGCAACTCAAGCCGCACCTGCTCAGACTATTAGAATTGAACAGGCACCTTTAATAGTAAAGGCGTCCGGTGAACCACCTGTAAAGGGAAATGAAAACGTTTAAGCAGTTTTTAAAAGAAGCATCCCCTACAAACTCTGATGGATCTAATCCTCAGGGTTTTAGTGGTGATGCCACTGCTACTGGACCTGTAGCTGGATATGATCCCTATCTTTTCCCTAAAAGTGTAGATGATTTATTATCTCAGGACTATCAAACTCCAGGTGAATCGGGGATGGCAAAGTATAGATTTGCTAGTATCTATCCCGTTGAAAAGTTGACAATGGCTGGTATTGATAATATGATGAAGGCAGGTAAAGAATATACAGAGTTGATGAATCAACACACAGCTGATGTGGTTAAGAGAAATTTTACTAGATTTATGGGATATACAAAATGAATAAATTTTTATGGAAGGCTTGGTATAAATTGAAGTACCTATGGGATTGGGGAATGGGTGGAGCAACTGATGCTGTTACTCATCCATACAAAGACAATTCTCCTCCTAATATAGGAGAACAGCCTTATAAAGATGATCCAAAACCTCACTCCAAGTGGAGATAAACTAATGGCATTATCAGACAAAACACAAAAAGTATTTGATAAAGTAGTATCATGGGATAGAAATCTTGCAAAGAAGATTCAAAATAAGTGGAACTTGACAGACTATCAGATGCTTGTGCTATCCTTTGCTAAAGGGTTTATAATAGGAGCAATACTACTGTAGAATTATGGTTAATAACATGGGAGTGGACCCTGATGAATGGTTTGAGAGTTCTTCAGATAAAATGCCATTAGTTACTAATGGTAGTAATAAGTATCACCCTGATGGTGAACCTCCTGACTGGGAAGATACTGCACCATCAGAGTATGAACCACCAGATGATTGGTTTAATGATAAGGTTGAAAAACCTGATGCGAGTGATGAGATAGAAGAGGAGAAGACCATGCATCAGAAGATGTATGAGATTGCTACTGCCAAATATAATCCTTTTGCTATTGGTGGATCAGAAAATTTAGGTGGTGGATCAGAGAAGATACATGGAACTGAATGATAATAATGTAGTAGAAGTTCTTAGTGAACTACTTCCATACATCGAAGCAGATGGTGGATGGTTGGAGTATGTTGAGACAGAAGAAGGGTATGTTAAAGTAAGACTTGGTGGTGCATGTTCTACATGTGCCATGAGTTCTATGACTTTGAAGCAGGGTATAGAGAAAAAATTAATGATGGAGATACCGGATGTCAAAGGAGTTGTCCAAGTCTTATAACACTTTTGGCATGTTCTTCATGACTGTATTGACGCAGTTTACGTTTGTTGGTATATTAGTATTAATGTGTTTACTTATTTAAAATGGCCTGGTGGAACTGGAGGAATTGGTTGTGGAGTTCAGATCCTAAGTGGGATCCTGATAGAGTTTTTTGCACGATTGATGATAAAGAAGTAGAGATGTCAGAGTGTGATAGTCCAATCGGGGAATTACCTACTGTTCCTCCATCATTTGTTAAGTCCTTAGAGAGGAGAGGATTTACTTATAATCAAAATAATAATAGATGGTCACGCACATGGACTGCTAAGACCAGAGATGGGGAAGAAAGAACTTTAGAAGTTTATGAAAAGAAAGAAGATGGTGAATGGATATCTTTAATGTATGGTAATGAGGGTGATATTTACTATCAAAATAGTTTAGGATATGAAACCCTAACAGAGTCTTGAAACTAACATAATAATAGTTAATAATACTCATAAGAAAAATAAATATTAGTATCATATGCGAGCCCACGGCTACAATCGTGTCTCATTACACAGTCCAATATCTAGACCAACATCGGCATCACCAAAGCATTTGTGAATACGCAGAGAATGCATGGGATGCAAAGAATCAAGCAGTTCAAGACGTACCATATTTACATAGTCACCCTAATAGTATAGACTGTATACAGAATGAAGGGTCACTATTTTGTACAACATTGTGAAAACATTTATACAGACTCTGTGGGTAGCATTGATTGCTGCTGCAGTTCTTTTCATGCCGAGGATGGCTTATGCTGCGGAAATACAAATGGGTTCTAATGGGAACTTGGTGTTTGATCCTGCTGAGCTTACAATTGCTGCAGGTGATACGGTTACAATAGTTAATGGAGATCTACCACCTCATAACTTTGTGGTATTAGATCATCCAGAACTTTCACATCCAGACCTTGCTTTTGTGGGTGGAGAGAGTTTTGGAGTAACCTTTGACAATCCAGGAGACTATGAGTTTCAATGTGAACCTCATACTGGTGCTGGTATGAAAGGAGTTATTCACGTAGAGTAATGCAAGAAGTTGTCCAGAGCGTCAACATTATGATTGGAATCCTAATGGGTGGTGTATCATGGTCAATCTACTATATAATGCGTATGGCTTACCTTGAAATGAATGATGAGCGACAAAACACTACAGGATCTGAAGGTTGATGCACACATTGCTGTGCTTCATACGAAGGTAGATGCTCTTATAGAAAAACAAAAAGAACTTACTCAACGTGTTCGTGCGAATGAGAAGGTAGTAGCTGCTATTGGTCTGCTTGGATCGATAGCACTTGCTTTTATTGGTGCAGGATATTTTGCACCAAGAGCAGAGGCATATCCAGAGTATTTGGAACCTCGTACACAAATAATACCTGGATCATTGCCTAACAGTGCACAGACTGCTAATAATATGATTAATAAATTGAGAGAGTGGGAATGGGAACAACAGGAGAAAGACCCTGAGTTTGATATAAATAGTGCACTTGCGGAATATTTTAACAATGGCGGGACTGACACCACCCAGCAGGAAGAGCTGCTACAACTTCAGAGTGATCAAAGTGGACAAAGTATTGGATGGCGATACGATAGACGTGACGATAGATCTGGGATTCGACCTTTACAAGAAGGAGAGAGTGAGGGTAGCGGGAGTTGATACTCCTGAGAAACGCACAAGGAATCTTGAAGAAAAGGCACTAGGAATCGATGCAACCAACTGGCTCAAGAAGGAATTGGAAGATGTTCTTGCTGGCGATGACGAGCTCATTGTTCGTACTGAGCTTCACGGCGGCGTTGGGAAGTATGGTAGGCTTCTTGGGTGGTTATACGTGGGCGACGAAGAGTTGTCTCTCAATGAACAAATGATCACACAAGGGTATGCTCATGCATATGATGGAGGAACTAAGGATATGAACCTTGAGAAACTCCGTGAGATTCGTAGATCATTTGGCACACTAATGGAGGGTTAATCATGGAAGAAATTATTAAAGACTTAGCACCAGCAGAAACACCTGTAGCAATTGAATCGATTGCTGTACCAATAGACATAGTAGAACCACCTAATAATAACTTGCGTGATGCGGGTATTGTTGTGGGTGTAGTAGTACTTGCTGCTATTTGTGCTAAACTATATGCATGTACATCTAAAAAGTAATTATGAAAAGTATTCCAATACCAGTTATCACATTCTTAGTAGCACAGTTAGGTGCTGCTGTATGGTGGGGTGCTCAGATAACAAGCACTGCTAATTTTGCAGAAGAAGTTGCTATAGAGAACAGAAGATATATCTCAGAGGTTGTCATTCCTTCTTATGAAATTAGTGATAGTTGGGACAATCCACACTACAATAACTGGTTAAAATCCGGTGGTTGGAAAGACTGATGACTCAATCACTTAAGTGGGTCTTTAGACTTATCTTTATTGTGGTGGGATTTGAACTGGCAATAGTATCTACTACTATTGCTGGTTGTTTTGTTACTGATAAGTGTAGTAAAGATACTAGAGATGGTATTGAAAGGACTATGAATAGTCTGGCTACCAAAGCATTTGCATTATATGCTGCAGAGAAAGCAGGTCAGGCAAATGAAAGGAAGAAAAAGATAGATAGTGAAGAACCTTGCCCAACTTGTGGATCATAATGGACATACAAAAAATTGCTACTTATGGATCAGCAGCAGCAGTCGTAGGGACTGGATCTATTATGGGTGGTGGACATCTTATAGACGTTCAGACTGGTGGACCTGAGAAGAGACAAGAGGCACAAGCAACTGAACTTAGGATTATAGTAAGAGAAGAAATTAAGAAGGCAATGTGGGAGGCATGGCCAGAGAAGACTGGTGGTGTAAAAGGATTAAAGACAAATCCTGAAAAGGATTATCGACAGGAGACTCCACCTAGACAATGATTCCTGACATTGGTAATATTAATGTTAATGTGAATGGAATACCTGTAGTTGGTGTTGGTAATGTCAATGTTAATGGTATTGGTGATGTTGGTATTAATG